AAGCCATAAAACATTAATAACAAACAGATATAAAAAGTTATATGATGCCTATATTGGAGATTATCCAATCTTGCATCAAGCCGATAAAGAAGCTTATAAACCCGATAACCGTGTTGTGGTCAACTTTGCGAAATACATTGTTGACACATTCAACGGTTTTTTTATTGGTGTTCCAATCAAGGTATCATCTAAGAAAAAAGAAATTGATGATTATATCAACTTGCTAGATAAATATAATGACCAGGACGACAACAATGCCGAATTATCTAAGATTTGTAGTGTTTTTGGCAAAGGATATGAATTGTATTTCAATGATGATTATGGAAATTTAGGTATCACTTATTTAGATCCAAGAGAAGGGTTCATGGTTTATGATGAATCAACAGTGCAGAAACCTAGATATTTCGTAACATATCAGATTGTAGACGAGGTTATGCGTGGGTATATCTATGACAAAACATATAAGTATGAGTTCAACGATAAAGGCGGTCTTCATGTATTTAATGGCGTAGAGCATGGATTCAATGATATTCCGGCCACTGAATTTATTGAAAATGAAGAACGTATGTCTATTTTTGAATCAACATACAGTTTGATTAATGCCTATAACAAGGCAATGTCAGAAAAAGCAAATGATGTTGATTACTTTGCAGATGCCTATTTAAAAATCCTAGGTCCAAAATTAGAAGAGTCAGATTTGGTACACATTCGAGATAATCGAACAATTAACTTTGAGTCAATGGATGGAAGTGGTGATGGAATTGTAGTTGATTTTATGTCAAAGCCTAATGCAGATGCAACACAGGAAAATCTAATCAACAGATTAGAGCGATTAATCTTCCAAAACTCAATGGTGGCCAATATCAATGATGAGAACTTTGGAACGACATCAGGCATTGCATTGAGATATAAACTTCTTTCTATGTCAAACCTTGCAAAAGCGAAAGAGCGTAAGTTCACATCTGGAATGAATCGTAGATATCGAGTCTTATTTAGTAATGCGATCACACATCGTTCTGAGAATGATTGGCTTGAGGTTGAATACAAGTTTACACAAAATTATCCTGCAAACTTATTAGAAGAAGCACAGACTGCTGCACAATTATCAGGAATCGTATCGCACGAAACCCAGTTGTCGTTTATCTCGGCAGTTGAGGATACGAATGCCGAAATGGAGCGTATCAAAAAGGAAGATGAGAATGATATGGTAGAAACTGAAAACCGAATCTTCCAAAATAATGAGGATTCGCAATACAATGAGCAGTAAAACATATTGGCGAGATCGTGAGCTTGAATGGAAAAAGAAACGCTTAAAAGATGAAAAGCAATATGCGGATGAGATACAAGAAATATATGCAAATATGATGGATTCGGTTGAAAAGGAAATCGAATCCTTTTTTAGTCGCTATGCAAATAAAGAAAACATCACAATGGCAGAAGCTAAAAAAAGAGTTTCAAACATAGATATCAAAGCATTTCAAAGAAAAGCTAAGAAGTATGTAAAGGAAAAGAACTTTTCAGATGAAGCCAATGAACAGATGAGACTTTATAATCTTGCAATGAAAGTCAACCGATTGGAGCTTTTAAAAGCAAACATCGGATTAGAGCTTGTGGCAGGCCATGACGAATTGAAGTCGTATACTGGTGATAAATTAGAAGGAGCATATTTAGAAGAGATTCAACGTAATGCATCTATTTTAGGTGATACAGTGATTGATAATGCGAAGATGGCCAAAACAGTAGCAGATTCATCTTTTAAGAACGCAACCTTTTCAGAACGAATTTGGGTCAATCAAGACCAACTAAAAAACAGTTTATCCAGTGTTTTATCCAATGCATTGATTCAAGGTAAGAATCCTAGAGAATTCATTCCACTCATTCGTAAAAAGTTCGATGTATCTAGATGCAATGCAGAAAGATTGTTGCGAACAGAAATTGCACGAGTTCAAACACAAGCACAGGCAGAATCTTATGAAGCGAACGGAATAGATGAGTATGAATATATAGCCTGTAGCTTAAAAGATGTGTGCCCATTATGTAAAGAAATGGATGGCAAAACATTCAAGCTTAAAGACATGGAAATAGGCGAGAACGCACCTCCAAGGCATCCGAATTGTCACTGCAGTACAGCACCTTATTCAGATAAAGGGGTATATTACGAATGGCTAAATGGATTAGCAAATGGAGAACACGATCTAAGGTTTGATGAGTGGAAAGAAAAACAGGCTTTGCATGAAAATAAAAAAGGACCAATCACAGTAATAACCGAATCTGCTATAAATAGAGTCCCACTGATGAAACTTGCTAGACTTACTGAAAAAGAGGCTAAAAAATTACAAGTGATTCACAAGCGATTATTGGAAGAATCTAGAGTTCACAACCAATCAAATGAAGTAGGGTATAAAATGACTCCTGACTTTAAGCCAAAAGAAACAAAATATGGTTCTGATGATAAATTGATCTTTTCAAGTGTAAGTATTTCACCTAAGACTTATGTAGCGCACAATCATCCAAGAAATAATAGTTATTCTATAAACGACTTGCTTTTTTTCTATGAGAATGAGGACGTTCAGCTATTAACTATTGTAAAAAATAATGGTAATATAGAATTACTAGATAAGGCAAACTTTGATAAGGGTAAATTTAAAACCCTAGTACGACGAAATATAAAAAAATATACTTCTAATAAAGGCGAAATTGACTATGATAAAGTAATTAGTCAAACTCTAAAAGAAGCATCTAAGAAAGGACTGATAGAATGGATGAAAAGCTAAATACTAACGTGTTAGATGGGTCTGAAGAAGAACAAGAAAGACAATTGAAATTGTGGCTGGGATTATCACCGGATCAGTCATTTGCGGATTTGCCTGATATTCCAGAAAATCTTGAAGAGAATGAAAACTAGGTAAAGAAAGATATGGTAATAAAAATGGCTAGTAACGATATGCAGGTATTGATGTACAAGATTTTAAAATATTTATATGAGTGTATGAAACTTGGCAAAGAAGCTAAATTAGAAGATTTTTCTTATAACTCTAAGTTATTTGATGTTCCTAAAAACTACTGGCTGGAAGTAATTTCTACATTAGTAACCCATGGCTACATCAAAGGATTCAAGGTATATGAGAACAAGTATAAGGATGTTAAACTTTATATAGAAAACGATCCGCCATTCAAGATTACCTATGAAGGTGTTATCTTTTTGGAAGAAAACAGTGGCATGAAAAAAGCATCTGAATTTGTAAAAGATTCTTTTAACGTCGTGCTATCTTCTTTGTTGGGTGTTATTCTATAGAAAAAAAGGGGGCATACCATGGCAAGAGATGATTATTTTGTAATTGTATATCAGGTACTTAAGTACTTATATGATTGCTTGAAAAAAGGTGAAAAACCGGATAGAAGATATTTAACAAAAGATGAATACTCGATACCGGAAAATTATTGGCAATATATAATTATTGGATTATTAAAAGAAGGGTACATTGAAGGTATAAATCCTCAAAATACAAAAGACGGCATTATTTGGGGTGATTTAACAAATATGATTATCACTCCGAAGGGAATTGAATATTTATTTGAAAATTCTATGCTTCAAAAAGTTAAGAATACTCTAAAGGATGTCAAAGACATTATTCCAGGATTCTAAATAGTTAGGTCACTCAAAACGAGTGGCCTTTTATTATGCAAGGGAGTGATACTATGTGATAAAAATTAAAATTAAACAGACAGAAAGTGATTGCCTGATTGAAGTACATGGCCATGCTCGTTACGCTCCGATAGGAAAGGATATCGTCTGCAGCGCTATCTCAGTACTATTTTTGACATTGGCCAATTCAATCGACGAAACATCCGACGCACTTTGCAGATATTACGAACCTGATAAAGATAGCAAGACGTTGTATATCTCGGGTTTGGACCTTGCTGGAGAATTAGCAATTAATTTTTTCAGAATTGGATGCAAAGGCACAGAAGAAGCGTATCCGGAATACGTGGATCTAAGAGATGTGTAATCACAAATATTTGGAGCGTGTCGAAAGACAATATTATGATCAATGGCTAGAATGCATCGTTGAAGTACGTAATCAACGGTGCATTTTTTGTGGAAAAGGCAAGACTTATAAAGCCTACATATCCACACTACCAAACAAGACCAAGCATTCACGTCGTTAAACTGTATGGGTTACAGGCCAAGCATTTAAGCCTTAAAAAGATATGGGAAATGACAAGCAAAGTCAGAAAAATAGGAGGAAATTTACTTATGAAAAAATTCAATGACAGACTACCTTTTTGCTTACAACTTTTTGCAGATGAAACTTCAGGTGAGAATGAGAGTACAGGAACAGAAAACACTCAATCAACTGAGAGACAAGATAACCAAGAAAAAAACAAAGCACCTGAAAAGAAGTACTCAGATGAAGATTTGAATGCGATTCTTGATAAAAGGTTTGCACGTTGGAAAGCAGATCAAGAAAAAGAAAAAGCAGAAGCTAAGCGCTTAGCAGAAATGAATGCACAAGAACGAGCAGAAGCAGAACGTGACAAAGTACAAAAAGAGCTAGATGAATTGAAAGCAAAAAATGCAATTGCAGAAATGACAAATGAAGCACGTAAAATGTGCGCAGAACATGATATTAACGTTGGTGAGGACCTTTTATCTGTTCTAGTTAATAAAGATGCAGATAAAACAAAGAAAGCGGTTGATGCATTTGTTAAGATGTTTGAATCTGAGGTAGAAAAAGCAGTTAAAGAAAAACTGAAAGGCAACGGTCCAAAACGTGGTGGTTCAAACAAAGGGGTAACTCGTGAATCAATCTTGAATATCACTGATCCAATGGAAAGACAACGCATGATTGCGGAAAATATGGATTTATTCCAGTAATAGAAAAAGGAGAACTAACATATGAAAAAAAATTATAAAGGTATGAACTTGCAAATGTTTGCAGCACCTACAGGATTAACAGGAGCAGGCAACATCCAAGTTAGAGCACACGAAATTGATTTTGTTACTAGTTTTGGAAAGAACATCCAAGCTTTATTGGATGTATTAGGGATCATTCGTCCAATCCGTAAAGCAAACGGTTCAGTTTTAAAAACAAAGAAAGTAACAGGAACATTACAGGACGGACATGTAGCAGAAGGCGAATCAATTCCATTAAGTGAATATAAAGTTACAGAAGAAGTTTTTGATACAATTCAAATTGAGAAATTCCGTAAAGCCGTTTCTATTGAAGCAATTGCAGAGAAAGGATATGAAGCTGCAGTGTCTGATACTGACGAGCAGTTCCGTATTGATTTGCAAGATAACATCACTGATCGCTTATATAAACAGTTGAATTCAGGCAGCTTAGTAGGACATGAAGCTACTTGGCAATTGGCTATCGCAATGGCAATCGGTAATGTTAAACACAAATTCCAACAAATGAAACGAAATACTACAGGTATTGTTGTATTTGTAAATACTTTGGATGCCTATCGCTATTTAGGAGAAGCTAATGTATCTATGCAGACTGCATTCGGTTTAACATACATTAAGAACTTCTTAGGAGCAGATATTGTATTCTTAACAGACCGAGTTGCAGAAAAAACAGTAGTGGCTACTCCAATGAACAACATCATTGCATATTATGTAGATCCAAGTGATTCTGAATTTGTTAAAGCAGGACTTTCATATACTACTGACAGTACTACTGGCTTCTTAGGATTCCATGTAGAAGGAAACTATGATCGTGCTATTTCCGATATGTTCGCAATCATGGGATTACGTTTAATGTGTGAATACCAAGATGCAATTGCACACTTTGCAGTAGGTGGTTCTGATACTCAGACATTGCGTAATTTAACATTAACGGCTTCTAAAGGCGAAGAAACAGGAACTACAAAAGTAGCAGTTGCAGAACAGTTGCAATCTACGAATAACAAATTCAAATTCAAGGTAGGAGCTTCTGAAGAAACAGTGGCATATGGTGCAGATGTAAAATCTTGGAAGAACTTCGAAGAAGGAGCAGATATCAAAGCAGAAGAATCTAATCATTGTACAGTAGTTGAATGTGACAGAAACTACAAAGCAGTATCAAAAGGCGATGTAGTTGTTGATTTAAAGGCATAGGTGAATAAAGATGTCGACAACAACCGTATTATATGATGTAAAACTGCTTCTTGGTTTGCAAACTGATGATGAAAAGCTAGAGACCATTGTAAGACTTACGGAGGGTCGACTTAAAGCACTTCTAAACGTCAAAATCATACCGGATGAACTAGAATATATCATTACTGAAGTGTCCATCAAACGCTTTAATAGGATTGGTTCTGAGGGTGTTCAAACACATTCAGTAGAAGGGGAGTCAATGTCATTTAATGATGATGACTTCTCTTCTTTCTCTTCTGAGATTCAATCCTGGAGAGATGAGCAAGCCAATCAAAATAAAGGAAAGGTACGATTCTTATGAGGTACGATAAACCTATTTACTTTCAAAGATTTGTGCAAGGTTCTTATAATGAGAATACAGGCAACTATGAAGATGATTCGATTGAAGAAGAAATGGCAATGGCTTCCATAATGGATACAAAAACACAAACTATGATGCAGGTATACGGACAAATCAAACAAGGAAGCCTTACTTGTCATATTCAGAATATTTATGAAAAACCTTTTGATCATATTCGAATCGGTGCAAAGAAATACAAAGTTGATTACTCACGAAGACTCCGAACAAAGGAGTCTTTTATTCTGTCTGAGGTGCAATAAATATGGCAAAAGTTGAAATAAGAGGATTAGATAAACTGCAGAAGAAACTCAAAAAGAATTGTTCTTTGGAAGATGTGAAAACAGTTGTTTTGAAGAATGGAATGGATATGCAAAATAAAACAGTTAAAAATGCAGTATTTACAAAAGGGTATTCAACAGGTGCAACCAAAAGAAGCATCAGAGGTGAAACACGTGATGGCGGATTCACATATGCAGAAGGACCATCAACGCATTATGCACCTTATGTTGAATTTGGAACACGTTTTATGGACGCACAACCTTTTGTTAGACCTGCATTCAAACAACAAGTACCAATCTTTAAATCGGATATGAAGAAACTAGTTAAGTAGGTGATGCAATGGATTCACAGCAGGAATTATTCACTGCACTAAAAGTGCAATTAGAAAAAGCGTTAAAAAGTAAAGGTATTAATGTATACGATACGTTTCTTCCAAGTGAAGGGACACCATATCCATATGTATACATTGGTTCAAGTCAACTAGTGGACGATTATGGGAATAAAACAATGATTTTAGGCAATATCACGCAAGTTGTGGATGTTTGGCACAACAATCCTAGGAAGCGTGGAGAATTGTCTGAAATTATGCAAACCATTAAGAAAGTGGCTAGACAAATCAACCACACAAACAACTTTGCTTTTATGATCCAAAATGTCAACCAACGGATATTATCGGATTCAAGTACAGGAGCACCATTGATGCATGGTGTTTTAGAGTTGGATTTTAGAATTACAGGAGGAATAAAATAATGAAATTTGATTTACAAATGTTCGCAGAAACAATGAAAGAATCAGTAGCAGGCAAACAGTTGATCTATCTTTTCAGAGTTGCAGAAGATTCAAAAAAAGAAAGTGCTAGTGCAATTGCATTCCCAACAGAAAACGAGCGAAACGTAACTAAAGATGCAGATACGACTGCAACAAAAGACGGAACTATTCGTACACCATCAGTGGCAGAAATTGAAATTACATCAACATCTGTTTTAGCAAAAGGTGATGCAATTATCGACAAATTAGAAAAAGCTATGCTGGCAGATAAGTTGGTCGAATGTTGGGAAGTAAACCTAGCAGAAGAAGGCACTACAGAAAATGCCGGCAAGTTTAAATCTAAATACTACCAAGGATATTTAACAGAGTGTTCAATTTCATCTGAAGCAGAAGGAGTTGTTGAAGTTTCTTTGACATTTGGAGCGAATGGAAATGGAGCAGATGGATATGCATCAGTAACTAAAGAACAGCAGGAAGTAGCATCTTACGTTTATAAAGATGTAACAAAAGAAGAAGGAACAAGCGTATAGAACATAGGGGCAGAAAAGCCCCTTTTATTTTCAAATTTAGAAAGTGAGGACTTTGAATGAGTAAAAACATGGAAATTGAAGCAAATGGAGAGATTTATCAGCTAGTAGCAGGGTTCGGATTCTTGCATGAAGTAAATAAAAGAGTGACTGTGGATGTACCAAACACTAAAAACAAAAAAGAAGTAGGTTTGAAATTTATGGTCGCAAGCATCATGGATGGAGATATTGATGCATTAGTCGATTGTATCTTCTGTATGAATATTGGACAAACACCACGTTTAAAGAAAACAGACATTGAAAGATATTTAGAAGATGTAGAAGATATCGACAAAGTTTTTGAGGACGTAATCAATTTTTTATCTCAAGCGAATGCGTGCAAGAAAGAAGTGAAATCACTGATGACGAGCATGCAGGAAGAAGAGAAGAAATAGACGAAACATTTGATGAAATGTATGAACGTGTCGCTTTGACTTGTTTTAGATACTTAGACTTCAAAAATTTGGATCAGGTAAATAATCTTACCCCTTACGAATATCGACTTCTAATGAAGGCTAAAGAGCTACAAATGGTAGATGACCAGTATTATCTGCATTTACAAGCATACCTAAATATGACTGCACAGGCTAAAAAGCAAGTAGGCAAGAAACAGAGAATGGTATACACGAAATTTAGCAAGTTCTTTGACTATCAGAAAGAGTTGGATCGTGTCATGGGGATAAAGAAACAAAGCAAGTTTAATAAGTTGGCAGAGTTCATAAATAAAAAGGAGGGATAACAATGGCAGAAAGTTTTAGTGTTGAAGCCATACTAACGGCAACCGATAAGAATATGACCTCAACCATGAACAAAGCTATAGGAGCGTGCCAGTCGTTTAGTGATAGAGTTAAATCTATTGTAGCTGGTGTCGGCATAACTAAAGCTATTGGTGCAACGATGAACGTTTTTAGCTCATCCTTTGATGGTGCTATTAATAGATTTGATACCATGCAATCCTATCCAAAAGTTATGAAGTCTTTGGGATTTTCAATTGAACAATCTCAAAAGAGTGTTGCAAAGTTAAATCAGTCAGTACAAGGCTTACCAACAAACTTGGCAGATGTTGTAACAACATCTAAGTCGTTGTCTGCCGTTACAAGTAATATTGATAAGGCAACTGATACTACAATCGCATTAAACCATGCGTTTTTAGCAAGTGGATCTAGTTCAGAAGATGCATCACGTGGCTTGCAACAGTATTCACAGATGCTTGCTAAAGGTACAGTTGATATGGAATCATGGAGAACCTTACAGGAAACAATGGCTCCAGCATTAACTAAAGTATCTAAGAAACTAGGTATTGCAAGTGGTAATGCAAATGAATTGTATGATGCATTAAAGAATGGAACGATTACATTTGATCAGTTTAATGATGCAATGATTGAATGTGATACTGAAACCGGTGGATTTGCAGAAACTGCATTAGAAGCTTCTAAAGGTGTTAAAACTTCTATGACTAACATCAAGAGTGCAGTACAAAACTTAGAACAAGGGTTCTTGTCTGCAATGAATAACATGTTGAAGTCAAAAGCCATGGGTGGATTAGTTGATAATCTAGAAAAGATTAAATCTAAAATCTATGATTTCAGAAATTCAATCATGGAATCTAAAGACGATGGTTTGACATGGGATTTCAAGCCTGGAGTCATGGAAAACGTATCAAAGGCTATGGATTGGCTTGCAGATAGAGCAAACAATGCTAAAGCTATGGTCCAACAATTCTATGATGGATTTATGAAGACAGATGCAGTACAAAATGCAATTACATTGTTCGACAAAGTCAAAGATGCTATTGGAAATGTAATGGATAAGTTGCAAGACAGTAAAGTCTTTGAGCAGTTAGGACAAGATATTGGAAATATCATTGCAAAAGTAGAAGAAGTAACTGGCAAAATTGCAGATTTCATAGCAAATCTTAAAACGGAAGATGTTAAGAGATTTGCAAGTGCAGTCAAATTATTGGCAGGAGCATTTGTTGCAATCAAAGTCGGTAGCAAAGTATCTAGTATGATTAGTGGTGTCGTTGGCACGGCTAAAGGTGGATATTCAAAGTTAAAATCAATTATTGACAAAATCAGAGGATTAGGAGAAAAACCAACTCAAGAAATACCTGGACAATTACCACAAAATGGTACTCCAAGTGACGGTATTGGTGATGCAACAATGCGAACTGCTCAGAAAACATCTAAAGCAGCTCAGATTATTAATTCTGCATTTGAAGGAATTTCAAATGTTATTACTTCGGTATGTGAAGGTGTAAAAGGAATTATAACAGGTCTAGGAGAAGCAATTAGTACTGCTTTTCAAGGTATCGGACAAGGCATTAAATCGGCTTTGGAAGGAGTCGGAACAGTCATTGAATCATTTGGAACTGCAATCAGTACGGTAGCACAAGGCATTGGACAAGGTTTAGCAACTGCATTTACAGGATTAGGAACTGCAATCGCAATGGTGCCACCTACTACATGGCTTGCGTTGGCAGCGGCTATTCTTGCAACTGGTGCTGCTATGGCATTGGTTGGGTCGCAAGGTGAAGGTTTGCAAATGGTTCTTCAGGGTGTTGCAGATGCTGTTTCTGCGTTTGGACCTGTTATCAAAGAAGTATTTGAAGGTATCAGTGGTGTAATTACATCGTTTGGAGAAACAGTAAGTGGAATCTTAAACTCAGTTTCAGGAGTGATTAAATCTATTGGACAATCTGCTTTGAATGCTGGCAAAGGATTCAAAGAATTAGCTAAAGGCATTCAGATTATTACTGGTTTAAATTTGTTTGATATGGGAGCTAGCTTAGCTGCAGTAGCAACCGGTATAGGAGCTATATCTGCAGCTTCTGTAGGCATAGGAAGCGCAGGTATTCAGATGATGGCCCTTGTAACTTCTATCAGTATGGTAGGTACTACATTTGCTAGTACATCGGCTACGGTGACAAGCTCATGCAATAACATTATCAGTGCAATGTCTGCAGCAGAAGCTAGGGCTTCGACTTCAGGAACTGCAATGGGTACTAAGTTTACAGCAGGACTTAAAGGAAGCTTATCAAAAAGTGTGTCAATAGCACGATCTTCATGCAATAACATTATTAGTGCATTCAATGCGTGCCAGTCAAAAGCACAATATTGTGGTCAGATGATTGGTCAAGGATTGGCGAATGGCTTAAGAGCTAGTGAAGGTTCTGTTAGAGCTGCGGCCGCTAGTTTAGCAGCAGCTGCAGATGCTGCAATTCAAGCAAAGGCTAAAATTGGCTCACCTTCTAAAGTTACTAAGAAAGATGGTATGTGGATTGGCAAAGGTTTTGTTCTAGGTATTAAATCTATGTATTCTGACGCAAAAAGAGCTTCAGAGGATTTATTCTATCTTCCTATGATGAGTGCTCCTAAAATGGCTTTTGGAGGCATTGTGAGTGATATGAACGCAGAATACGATTACACTAGCAACGCTCAATTAACAGTCGAAACACCACTTTACATTAATGATCGTGAATTCGCACGTGCAACATACAGAGCAAATCAGAATGAGATTAACAGACATTCAAAATTCAATGAGAGATTGCGAGGTAACAGATAATGTATCCATTCGTAAATACAATAAATAGTGGCATCGTCGGTACTAACCTACCGACAGAAGCCATGTCATATAATGGCGTATATTTAGAAAATGAAATAGATGGATATCGTACACTTTCTGTAACAGGACGTGAGTTGATGGAATCAGAAGTAAAACATGCTGAAATTGATGGAATGGATGGTTCTTATTACAGATATAAAACAACTCCTGCAAGAACGATTACTGTTAGGTACCAGTTGAGAGCTAGAGGAAGCAGAGAATTTCGAGAAGCTTACAACAAGATGAATAAATTGTTGAGTGGTGAGCAAGTAAAAGTCATTTTTAATGATGAAAGTGACAGGTATTTCATTGGAACTAAGACATCTAATACACAAGTTGATGGTGGAAGTAATAACGTAATCGGTGAAATCGAAATCTATTGCTCAGACCCTAGGAAATATTCATCCACAGAAAAAGAATTTACTGCTACTGATGGAGTATTGAACATTGTCAATGAAGGAACTGTACCTGTAAGTATTGATTATGATGTTCAGACAACATCTGAAACCGGATATATTGGTATCGTATCAACTGAAGGTGTCATGCAATATGGAAAGATTGAAGAATTAGATTCTGAATCATATCAACAGAGTGAACATTTAGTTAATATCAACAATTTTTACAATTGTGCGGATGATACTGATGGAACAGATGTAATGCATCCACAATTTGGTGCTAATGGAACTTGTGCAAAAAAAAGTTGGTTTGGTCAAAACTTTCTAGGTTTTGGAACGGTTGGAGCAAAAAAAGGAAATGCTAGTGGTGGATTAAGAACATTGGTAATACCTGCAGATTCAAATGGAGATTCAAGTGGATCTCAGAACTTCTATTGTTATTTTCATTTGATATTCTATGCGAGTTTGATGGGTCAAACTGGTGAAATGTGTATCAACTTCTTAACAGCAGATAATAAATTGATTTGCGGTTGTAACTGGTACAAGACAGATACAGTAGGTAATACAGGACATTATGAGTTTTGGGCGAACGGTAAAATGTTAAGAGAGTTCTCATACACTACTTCACATTTACACACGCAAAATCCATGGTATTGGGACTGGGGTCATTGCGATATTCTAAAAGAGGGAGGAAACATTCGCTTCTTCTACTGGGGAGGATATCACGACTACTACATTCCAGAGATTGTAAACATGAAGTGCACCAAGATTCAGGTTGCATTTAAACAATGGGGTGATAGAGGTGGAAACCAATTGATGGGCATGATGGGGTTTGATGTAATAAACTTCACAAAGAACAATGTTTCGAAATGGAGAGATATACCAAACAGATATCCAAGTGGAACTAAAATCACGATTGACGGAAAATCATCTCACGTTTATGTGAATGGAATGGCTAGGCCTCAAGATGAGGTGCTAGGAACTAAATATTTTAAAGCACCGGTAGGAACTACAGAGATCAAGACTACGTGCTCAAGTTGGTCAAAATCGAAGCCGACAGTGAAAGCTAGAATAAGGGAGGCATGGTTATAATGGAACAAATAAGAATAGCAATATTAACTCCTTACGATAAGGTTCTAGCTTTTTTAGACAATACAGTACCTAGCGCAATGCATTACTTTGATGAAACATTGCATACATATTTGAAAGGCTCAGCATATACATTTGAATTCACTACATTGACTGCACATGATGATGCAGTCTTTTTAGTTGAGGGTAATAAATTAAGCTTTACCAGAAAGAACAAAGGCTATTACTTAACTATCATGAACGTAGAAAAAGGTGGTGACACAACAACTGTTACCGCCTATGGCCTTTGCCTTGAATTAACAAATGAATATGTAGATGCATATAAAGCTCCTAGAGCAATGTCGTTTGCAGAATATGTAAATGCATATGGATTTGAACAATCGTTTGTAATTGGCAAGAATGAGGTATCAGACAAACGTATCACGCATGAATGGACTGGTAGTGATACAGTACTAGCTCGATTGTATTCAATCGCAAATGTATTTGATGCAGAATTAGAGTTCGTAACTCAATTGAATGATGATTATTCTTTGAAGAATTTTGTGTTGAATATTTACAGAGCGCATTCAGATTCCGTTCAAGGAATGGGAAGTGATAAACGCAGTACGATATTAAGATATCCGAATGATGTATACGGAATCACTAAAACAAGTGATATTACTGAGCTATACACTGCAATCAGACCTACAGGAACAAATGGATTACAGTTAAATTCGATTAGTGGTCGAGTTGTAAAAGACTCAAATGGAAATGTTTTGTATAAAGTTAATGGAAACAACATACTAGCACCTCAAGCCAGAGATAGATTTCCTTCAACTTTACTTACGAATCATTCAAATGATATGTACGCAGTGCAAATTTGGTCTTATGAAACTGAAAATGTTGAGACATTATATGGTCAAGCTTTATCTCAATTGAAAAAGAATTGTGTGCCTAAAGTTACATACGATGTAGATGCATATATTGATGCAGATATCGGTGATACGTTCACAATTGAAGATGCTGAGTATAGTCCTACATTGTATTTAGAAGCGCGAATCACAGAACAAGAGATTTGTTTTACAGATTCAGAGAAATGCAAAACTATCTTTGATAACTTTGAAGAAAAACAGTCACAGATTAGTTCGGCTCTTATTTCAGAAATGAACAAGATGATTGAGTTAAAGAAAGTTTATGAAGGCTCAATCGTATCTTCAAATGGAGTTCTATTTAAGGAAGATTCAGATTTAACTAATTTGACTGCATTGGTAAAGGATAATGGGGTTGACATCACATCTAAGTATTCAATTATTTGGTACAAAGACGATGTGCAATTATCAACGAGTCAAACAATCACAGTCAATGCTTCAGACTTCACAGAAAAGGCCGTATATCGCTTTAAAGCCATGAACGGAGAAATACTTAAGGCAACTGCAGAAGTCACTGTAATGCGACTACAAGATGGTCAGAATGGAACAAGCGCATATGTACATATTGCCTATGCAAACAGTTCAGATGGTCGTGTTGATTTCAGCTTAACAGACTCAAATCGTAAATTTATTGGTCAGTATTCGGATTCAAAACAATATGGTTCTGAGGACCCAACAAAATACCGATGGTCTGTAATTAAAGGTGAAGATGGTCAGTCATTTGTGAGCGCCGAGGAACAGTTCTATTATTCATCATCACAAACCGAATTAGTCGGCGGTGAGTGGTTTGTTGGTAATGTGGTTTATCAAAGTGATAAGTTCTTATGGAAAAGATGGAAATGTACGTATGCAAATCCAAGTGAAATCAAGTACACGAAAGCTATATTTGATAACACATGGAATGAGATTGACTCAAAGATCGGTGAGATTCATACTCAAGTATCTCAAGCTAACAATCAATCTAAAGAAGCAGTTGATAAAGCAACGCAAGCTCAAACGGCAGCAAGTAAAGCGAATGAATTAGCTAATACCGCTAACACTCAATCTAGTGAAGCTAAGCAACTAGCACAAGAAGCAAATACTAGTACTGGTAAAGCTCAACAACAGATTGATGCAATTAAAGGTGATATCACCGATTCAAAGCAACAAATTCAAGATGCAGTGGATAAAGCCAACGCAAACGCAAGTGAAATTGCTACTGTTAAAGAAACATATGCAACCAAAGTTGATTTAACAAACGAATCAAAAACGATTCATGCAGATGTTTCAACTGAGATTGAAAAGAAAGTCGGTGAGTTATCGACAACAGTTTCTCAAACTTATGCTTCTAAGAGTGATTTAACAAGCATTGAAGGTAGCTTAAATACCAAGATTAAACAAAATGCCGATTCAATTACAACTCAAGCAAGTTCAATCGAAAAGCTACAATCAGATACAACGCAAGCTCAGTTAGATATCGCTGATGCAACAAAGAAAGCAACTCAAGCTCAAGCGTCTGCAAATCAAGCAGTTACAAATGCGCAGAGTGCTCAAACTTTAGCAGATGAAGCTAAACAAAAGGCAGACAGTGCTCAATCAAATTTAGACAATGCTAACAAGGAATTAGCGGATGCAAAAGCTAATCTAGAAACAGTAACCGGTAGAGTTGATGCAAGTGAATCAGAAATTGCAAGCGCTAAAACTCGTTTAACAAATGCAGAAACTGCAGTACAGAAAGCTCAGTCTGATGCAACTAAGGCTCAAGACAATGCACAAACGGCAATAGGAAATGCACAAGAAGCACAAAAGGCAGCAGATGATGCAAAGCAAAAAGCAGAACAAGCTAAGAAAGAATTAGCAGATTTAACGAATAAAGTTACTTTAAACACAACTAAAATCGAACAAAATGCAAATCAGATTACGTTACAAGCGAAATCGATTACAGATGTAAATGATGCACTTAACGCTGAACGTACAGAGCGACAGTCTGCAATTGAGACTAAAGCAAATGAAATCACTTCAAAGGTATCAGAAACTTATGTATCAAATTCGGCATTTGAGCATTATCAAAATACTGTATCAACTCAGTTTACTCAAACAAAGAAGGACTTTACATGGTCAATCAATCAATCAGTAACTGATGCTAGGAATGAGATGAGCGGTCAAATTGACAGTGTAAATGGAAGATTAGATGGTTTGAAGCAAACCACAGACAACGTAAACAGTTATATGTCTTTTGATAACGATGCTTTAACACTAGGTAAATCAGACAGTGCATTTAAAACTAAGATTACAAACCAAGAATGGTCGATTCAAAAGAATGGTGCAAAGGTAACATACATAAATGACCAAACAATGTACATTACAGATGGACAATTTACGCAGTCTTTAAAAGTAGGTGCATTTGGATTTGTGCCAAGAGCAAATGGCTCTTTAGACTTTAAGAAAGTAGGGTGATTAAATGGCAGAATTTAGTGGCGGAATACAAATCACAAATGGTCAATGGGATAAATACTCTCTTATTTTAAAATGTTGGGAAGATTCTTATTCTATTGAAAACAACACATCACGGGTGTATTGGTGGGTTGGTATTCGTTCAAATACACAGTACCATAATCACCAAGGATTGAGCGAACACTATAAAGTGGTAGTGAATGGTTCAACAGTACACGATGCTAGCCATACAGTTTCGTGTGGTAGTGGCCAAACTGTTGGAATCGCAGATGGATATACAACAGTATCGCACAATGCAGATGGTTCTAAATCAATTAGCGTAAGTGCATCATTTAGTTGTGACAATACAAGTTATTACGCACCTCGAACTGGTTCTTGTAGTGGTTCGTTGACATTAACAACCATTCCAAGAGCATCAAGTATATCTATTGATAGTCCTAGTATTGAATGTGGTAACACTATTAATATTAACGGTTCGAGTGCTTCAAAGAACTTTACGCATAAAATCTACGCAACATGGAACGGTAAAACAAGTGAATTAGTAACGATAGCTAGTGGTACAACAACCCCTAGCTTTTCTTATACCATTCCAACCTCATGGGAAAAGGACTTACCTAACTCAACAAGTGGCATCGCAACGTTTACTTTAGAAACATTCAGTGGTTCAAATTCCGTTGGTTCTAAGTCGGTAAATGCAACTATCAAAGTCAGAAGCGGTGTAGTTCCTAGTATTGGAACAGTCTCGATATCTGATACAAATTCAATTTGCACAGGAATAGGACAATATGTTCAAAGCCAATCAAGATTAAAGTTCTCAATCGCTACAAGTGGTAGCCAAGGTTCAACTGTTACATCTGTATCAACCAAATTTGAAGGACAAACATACAATAGTAGTTCTTTTACAACTGGCACTGTACAAGGTAGTGGCACATTATCGTACGTAATCACTGTTACAGACTCACGTGGTCGAACTGCATCTAAGAGCGGTTCAGTTACTGTGTCGGCATATAGCTCGCCAAGTTTGACTAATGTGACTGCAAGACGTGCTAACTCAAGTTATACAGTTGATGAAGCAAGTGGAACGTATGCGTTATTACACTTCAAAGTTGGTTTTACTAGTTTAAGCAATAATAATGTAACATCATTCTATATCCAATATCGAGCTAGCGGTGCTAGTTCATGGACGAAAATAAATTCATGGGATAACAACTATACTCTTGAGCAAGATTATAAAGCAGGTAACTTATTTACCTCAACGACTTCAACCTATGAAATTGCATTCGGTGTTAAGGATTCATTTATGAGTGATTATTCTTGGAAAGTTGTTACAGTTACGCCTACTTACACGTTGATTAACTTCGGTAAAGATGGTAAATCACTTACTTTCTTTGGCCAAGATGGTAACAGTGCGAATACTTTAACAATCAATGGTGATCTAGCAATTAATTCGGTAAAAGAAAACACATCTTCAACTAAGCTATTAGTTGCTAATGGCAGTACTGTTATGTATCGTGATTGGAATAAATTGGTAAACTCAATCAAGAGTGCAATGTACCCAGTAGGTTCGGTTTATATCACATACAATAATGTCAATCCTGGCACATTCCTAGGTGGAACTTGGGTTCAGTTTGGTCAAGGTCGTACATTAATAGGTCAAGGTACAGGAAATGACGGTAGTACAAGTATGTCCTTTACGGCCGAAAGCAGTGGTGGTGAATATAAGCATAGGTTGAGTGCAGATGAGATGCCGAGTCATTATCATAATGTTGTTTTAAATGATGATAAAAATGAATTATTGCGTATACATTACACTAGAGGTACTTGGGGTATATATAATGAACCAAGCAGAAATTGTGGTGGTGTAAATACTTCAGCTGTTATCACAAATTCACAAGGTGGAAGCGGATACCACAACAACTTGTCTCCATATATTACAGTATACTTCTGGAAAAGGACTGCATAAATTAAGCGGTTCTTCTCCAAAAGAAAACAACTATGTACGGTTGTATAGTACCTGAATTTGAAGTGTTTGATTCGATTTTATATGTATCTGTATTTAATTCTTTATTGCCTGCTTGGCTACAGTTATTAAAATATGCATGTCCTGTTCCATCTCTTATACCACCTTGCCATGAGCCATCTGATTTACGGACTCTTAAATTTGATGTAACACTATAATACTCATTTACTTTTATTCCATAAATATGGTTATGTTTATAACTACCTCCAGTGCTATTAGCAGTAAAGGACATACATAAACATTACTTCG